AATGTTTGTACTGCTCTATCTAGCGTGCGCCCAAAGAATGTTGGTAATTCATTTGGGTTTTGCTGGCCAGACATGGCTTTTAGTCTCATGCCAAGGGCTGTATTTGTTGCAACACCTATAGCTTGCAAGTCATCTTTTGAATAATTCTTAAGCATGCCAAAGGCGGCTTTGATTACAGGTCTTAGGCCATCATGGATTGTTGCGTAAGGTCCATGCGTAAATACATGAAGCCCAACATCGGGAATCGAAGATAGGGTCATGAAGCCTAGAAGCCTGATATAGTTCCAGTTAAGCAAGTACTTGTAGTACTTAGCAAAAGAACCATCGTGTACGTTCGGCCCATCACCATAGATACCCAGCAATAACTCAAAGCTGTTGGTGATTTCTTGCTTTTGCCTCTTAAACTTTGTATCAAGCTGGGAGGCAGCTGCGCCTTCTAGACCTTTAGCCTTTTGCTTGTACTCAGCTTCTAGAGATTTGATGCGTGCATCATGCCACTCACCAATTGAGCCGAAGCCATTTTCCCTAGCTATCTCAGCCATTCTAGTTGCTGATGCCATGGAGTTTATATATTTGCCAACAACGCTTTGTGCTGACTGGTCCATCCAGTTCCACATGCGTGACTGCGATAACAAGAAAGTTCTATCACGTAATGGTTTAGACTTTTGGTTAAGGCCTCTGGTTACCCTGTTATTTATCTTAGAGTCATTGCCAAGAATTCTTTGTAAAGAGTTGTCTACTGCTGTTTCAAGTTGCGCTTGCGTTTGCACAGCCCTTAGCTCACCTTTTCTTGCGCCCTTTGTATGAAACAGAGCCTCTACTTCGTTTGAGTCTAATAGAGTGCCGCCAATTCTTCTTGCTGTTTCGTTTAGCTCCTTTGCTTTTTCTTTAATCTTGGAGTTTAAGTCTTTTGCTTTTATTGTATCTTGCGCTTTTTTAGCTTTCTTTAAGTCATCTTTTAGCTTTGTTACTTCGCTTTGTAGCTTCTTGTAGGTAGCATCTTTGCGTATCTTTTTGCTAACTTCGTTGATTTCAGTAAAGCCTGCAAGCGTATCTTGCTTAAAGCCAGCCTGGTTTTCTACTATCTTCTGTCTGTCCCAGTGTTGTGAGAAGTAGTTGTCTGCATTCTTGGGGGTGACGCCATCCTCAAGTAAACCATTTCTGATTGCTCTTTCTTTGAATGGGTCAAAAACCTTTTCCCTTATAAGCTTAACCGCTTCGTTAACGTGCTTGTTTGGGTGGGGCTCGGACAGGTAAAGGTATTGGCCAACGCTTTTGTCGAACGTCTCCCAGTTCAGTATCTGGCCTGTCGGGTCTTGCATAGCTGCTTTTTCTAGCCTTCTGGCAGCGCCAAAGCCACGCTTAATTCCTGCCTGATTGAAAAATATATCTTGGTAATCTACAAGGGCTTGTGACTTTTCATGGATATCAAATGCAATCATGCGCTCAGCATTCTTGGTTGCCACGCCATCTTGGTTCTTAATTGTCACCCAGTCAGCAGCATAGAGCTCATCAGCAACTTGCTTTGGGGCGCTGAACTCACTTCTCATCATTCTGTTTCTGGAGCTTAGAATCATTCCATTCTTAACAAACTCAGGAAATACTGGGTTGTTTGGGTCAACCATGCCCTCAAAGGTAAGCTTTTGTGCTGTATCTGTTAACACCTGGGCTATCTCATTCTTAGCGCTTTGCTTTGCTTGCTGGTTAAACCTGCCAAGTCTTGGACCAAATGCTCCTGCTGCTCCGCCAATAGCACCAGAAAATATGCCAGTTGCTAGGGTGTTCATGACGCTTTCGTCTAGCTCGCGAGAAAGCTGGTTAGACTGTATGACAGATTCTTGTGCAACAGATGATACAAGGCCTGCTGTTGATGCAGATAGCGCACCCTTGGCAACAGTTGATAGCTTCTTGTAATTGTTGAATACAACACCGCCTGGCAAATAGTTTACCGGGTCTAGAGGTTGGACGGCAAAGTTATAGAAGAATGATTTAACTGGGCTTTGCCGAATCCTTATTGTGTTTTCATCTTCTGCCTGTAGCGCCTTAGTAACAACATCAGCTTCTTCTTGGCTTGTAGTTAATGCATAAGCATCAAACCTGCTCATGTATTGCTCGGGTACAAACTTCAAGAATTGATAAGGCTCGGTCTCTCCGGCTTTAAACGAGCCCTGGTCTACGGAGTTTAATGCGGCACCAATTGTAGTGTCCCTGACAAACAAAGACTTTAGTAGGCTGCCTTGGGGAATCTCCTCCGGCACCGGCACCGGCTGCCTGCCAAGACGTATTTTAGGCTTATCAATATTGCGCATTGCTTCTATGTCTACAAAGCGCTCGCCCTCGTTGTCGTTTAACTCTTCAGCCATTACTCGTTCCCGCCACCAGTTATATCATCTAAGCGCTTTTTGATGTTGCTAGTTCGACTCTCATCGATAAGCCCTTTAATTTCCTCTGCGCTCATTGGCTCGCGACCAAGCCTTTCAGCAAACTCTTTCACCGTAGCTGAAACTTTAGCGCCAATTTTTGTTTCTGTTGCCGGCTCAAAACCTAATGCCGCCCTCAAGCTTCCTTTTTTGTATACTTCGAGGTAGTTTTGCTCAAGCTCTTGAATCCTTTGCCTGCTTCTTGCTTTTTCTAAAGTCTTAACAAGCCTTTCGTCAGCTTCCTCGCCAGCAAGTCCTGGGGCTGTAACATCCACATCATTTAGGACAACATAAGCTAAACCATCTTGTGAGCGCGGGTCTGGCAGTTGCTGGTATATGCCAAACTTGTCTTTAGCAAACAGCCCATAAATCAGACCGCCATCTGGAGATGCCAAAGTTTGCGGGCTGGAGATAAGTTTTAAGTCACTCTTAACCCCGTTAACCTCAACCTCTACTTGAGGAGGAGCTATTTTCATCTTGCTACCGCCAAGGAATGGTCTTGATATAGCACCACGAAGTGTTCCCCCATCTAACGGCTCGTAAACAAAATCTACATCTTTTATCCTGTCTTCAGGTATCTTAAATTCTCTAGCAAACTTAAGTGGTAACGTGTCATCACCTTCTTGGCGAAGCGCATTGTTTGCATTCTTGATCGCATCAAACTGTATGATTATCTGGTTTCTTATGTTGTAGTTGCCTTCTGACATAGGGAGCATTTTAGATGGTGGTGCCAGAGCCACAACATCATCAGGGAACCACTTGTCATTCCCCCAAGCCTTCATGGAATTCTTAGCTATTCTGGCTGCCTCTTCTTGCGTGCTGCCGCGAACCATTGCCGTTGTGAATGCTTCTTTAAACACAGCGTAAGCACCTTGGTCGGAAAAAGCATCTGGCTCAACACCCATAACTTCACGGTAGTATGCCGGACCATTAGCGCTAAAGGCCTTGGTAGCAGCATTTAATCTCTCCTGTACCTGGGGCTCATTTCTTTCAAGCACCTGGCGCAGCACGCCCTTAACAACATCCACAGATGGGTTTGCTGTCATGTTGTATTGTGTTGACATCTTTTCAGCTATTACCGCTGCATCTCCAGAAAGGTTGATTAAGTTTGACTGCTTGGATAGCTTGGCACTTGAATATAAAGCGCCTGCTGCCATTGCTGTATTTGTGTCGCCACTAGTTAGCATGTCAGACATCAGCGCATCGAACTTGGGCACATTGGTTTGAAATTCCTGCACCAACTGAAACTGCGTATTCAGGTCAGCCGGCCTTTGGTTTTGTATCTCGACCTGCTCAAGGCGAGCTAAGAACATATCATTTATTGTGCCCTTTTCTACAAAGGCAGCCCTGCCATTCGATATCTGCTGCAATGCATTTTCATACTTTGACTGCGCTTTTATCTCTTGGCTATTCTTAACAATTAGCTTGTGTGTTATTTGCTGCTGCTGAAGCGGTGTAAGGTTTAGGTAATCCTCGCTAGACTCAAGCTCTTCTTGTGTCTGAATATGGTCAGGACTTTGCGGGTTATCAATATTGTTCTCTAGGCGCTGCATAGATAATGCGCGAAAGCCAGATTGTGCTGACCTGGATGCATTGTTAATGCGAACCATTTTGCTTACAAGCTCTATCTTTTGCTCTGGCCTTAAATCTTCTTGCTTACCCTCAACAAAGTCATTCAAGAAGGCATCAACACCGCCTTCACCCAAATCTTGCGCAGCAATGAATTCGCCAAGATATTTATCGTTGACCATCTGCTCTTGCAGCTGAATTTCAAGGTCTGGAATAACATTGGCTATGTCTTGCGATAATGTGCCCAAGTCCTGAAATACGGCCTGTATCTGCTCACGTATTGCTCCGGCAGCTTCCATGTCTTGGTTTTGTATGGCAGCACTTAAGTCTTGCTTTAATATTCCATACTCTCTTTGAAAGTCTTGTTTAAGACGCTGGTTCTCCAATCTGTAGACGCTTTGCTGCAATCTGTTGCGGCCAGATGATGCGGCACGCTCTAAGTTATCCTTAATGATAGACCTGTTCTCGGGAAGGCTTTGAGATACGATGCCATCTATAATTCCACTTACCTTGTTGTTGTATTGCTGCACAGAATTTGAATTAAGCTTTGCAGGGTTTGATGCTTCTGCCATGGCATCGGCAATCATATCCAAGCCGGCTCTGCCTACAATTCTGGCGTCAGTGTTTCTGTAGGCCTGGTTGTATGCAGCAGTTGGTCTTGTGATACCAGGAGCAAGGTTTACCTGCTTGTCCTCTTCTCTATCCATCATGCCCCTAATGGCAGCTTGCTCTGTTGCGGCTGACTCAGCTATCCCAGCAATTGTGCCTTGGAACTTTTGCAGGGAGTTTATGAGCTGCTGACCGCCAGATATCATTGGGAGCTGGCCGCCTGTCAATCCTACTCGTCTTTCAATTGGTTCAATGTCTCTCGCCATCTGTTATTCCCTGCTATCGGTTGGGCCGCTTAAGTTAGTAAAGCTTAGAGCTGCTGAGCCAAAGTTAGCTAGTGTCGCCAAGTCTCTTGCTGTTCTGCCAAGAGTTGCCCCTGCCCGCTGAATGGTTGCGCTAGTGTCTATCTGTTTCTGACCACGTTCGATTGCCTGCTGGTCCGCCAAGAAGCTAGCCATAGATTCGCCACCGAACTGAGAAGCAATAGAGCTTCCTGGGCCACCTCTAAAGTTAGCCAAGGCTAATTGACTTGCCAAAGCCTTTCTAAAGCCCCTAGCGTTCTGTAGGGCCTTTTCAGATGCGGCCAGCTTTGCCTCTTGTCTGTTGGCTTCTATTGTTGCCCTGTCTAGCTTTGCCTGCTCGCGCGACATTAAAAGCGATGCGCCAGTGGTTGCTAGCGTAGCGCCCGCAGCGATTGTTCCAATAAGCGATGCGCCACCGCCAGCTCCCCCAGCTACTGTTGAGCCTAATACTAAAGGCTCTAAACCTGTTGCCATCTATGATACCTCCACGACATACCCAATACCCCTTAGTGTAAAAGGTAGAGGCTCTTTCTGAATAATTTCTATTTCCACTCTTGGGTCCCAACCCTTTCTTGGGGCTACTTCAAGGATACCTGTGCGAGACGAGATAAGCTGCCCAACTACAAAGGTACCAAGGTCTATATCCCTGATTGGCACGTTGTCTACATAAATCCCGAGTGACTCAAAATAATCTATGAAGAATGTTTTAATTAGCCTAGGCTTATAAAGGTCAGCAGAATTGGGGTTGGTCGGGTCCAAAACGGCCACAGGCATTGGCACAACTCTAGGTGAGAAGAACAGGCCAACCTCAACGCTACTAGCTGAAGTTGTTTCTATTGTTAGCTCGCCTGAGCCATCAACAATAAACGGTCCCTCTACAACCCCGTCTGCATTTACAAACACGGATTGTCCTGCCAAATTAGAAAGCCCAGTGACAAGACCGTCAGCATCTGAAGTTGTTGTGATTGTGGCGTCCATCGTCGCATCGAAAGATAGCTCCTCTAAAAACACCCTGGTGCCCACGTTTATTGTAAAGCTATCTTCTATCGGTGACGTAGCCAAAGTTGCAGCATTGCGCCTTATGCGCAGCCAGAACTGGTTTCTAATACTGTTTACCGTGTTTGGCACCCAATTGCTTGTGGTTGTCTCAGATACCCAAGTGATATTCCCGTTGCCGGTAAAGCCGCTAGTGCCATCGGTAACAGAAAAGGATACCCAGTCTTGGTTGTTGTCTAGGTACTCAAAGGTTGGATCTATTGTTGCGCTGGCATTGGTGTCTAAAGCCACTGTTATAGCATCAAAAGGTGTACCACTTCCTATTAGCAAGTAGTCGCCATCTTCTTCAAATAATGTTACATCACTTGATGCGCTATTTAAGTCAGCTGTTACATCAGTAAAAACGTCAAAATCACCATTAACCTTATAAGCATAGTCAACGGCCCCTGTGATGGTGGCTCCAGTATTAACCTCTCTTTCAACCAGAACCATCGCCTGATTGTCAACGCTAGCGATCTCACCGTAATTCCCCCTTGTTGTTGCCAAGGTCCAGGCTGCAACATCTTGTCTTGTTTCGGATAAAAGAGTAGCCATTGTCCCGTCACTATTCGAAACAAGTAAAAGCTTACCAAAGTCGGTTGAGCTTTGAAACTTGCCCATAGACACAGGAGAGTTTATCAGTGACGGGCTAAATATAGATGCGTTTGCCACCTCAAAAGATGAGCCGGTAAATGAACCGCGCTCAGACATAAGGTTAATCTGCTTACCTTGCGCATCAACATAAAAAATTTGCTCATCTACAACCTTAGCAGGTATGCCAGATTGCATGCCCTTAGAGTCTTCTCTGACTAGATATGAGTTGCTGATAGTCAAAGGCTCAGATAAGAGCTGGGCTGTACTGTATACACCCCTTGCACCAAAGACTATTAAGGCATTCTTATCTTCAAAACCTACAACCTCATCTGATGCCGGCAAGCCTAAAGAGAATGCTGAGTCTGCATCACTTTCGGAATCATCAAAATTTAAATATTGAGAAAGCTTAGACAGCCATGCAACATTAGTTACGGTACCGTTGTTGCCAACCACAAGCCTATCCTGAACTATTTTGCCAAAGCTGGGCCAGCCCCTGCCTACCGCCGCCGGAGCTGTTGCGTTAGCGCTTGACCAGGCAAGCTCTTTTAGTACAGACAAATCACCCCTGATAGCCGACGTGCCAGCAAAGTCAGTAATAGTGTAGCCTGTAGCAACTGTGCTTGATGTGACACCTGTAATTCTCATCACCCCCGCACCACCAATATATATTCCACCTATGTGATTTGAGTGAAAAGGTGTGGCGTTAGCGCAAGTTAAAGTAACTGAGCCTGTTGTTGCGCTTGGTGTAAAGGTTACAGTTGAGCCACCATAGCTTGTATTGTCTATTAGGCTGTAATCGTATGTTGGCCTAAAGGTAAAGTTTAAAGCGCTTAAGGTCCAGTCTGTTGCATCAGCCTGGTCTGAATTGTATAGCTGCCTTGGCTGAACGTCTTGATGGAATATTAAAATTCTATCCTGAGCATAGGTTACCTGAACTTCTGCCAGCTGGGCTACTGTCCAGGTTGTGCTACCTGACACCGTAGCTTGCAGAGTACCGCTAGAATCATAAATTGAAAAAGCTGTTTCTGTAGTGTTGTTTTTTCTGAAAATAATAAAGTATGCGCCGACGTTAGCGCGGTAAAAGGCAAACAGTCTTACTTCATCAAGCGTTGTGATGTTGGTGTCTGCTGTTACGTCTCTAATTATCTGTTTAATTTGCGAGCCAAAACGTTTTGTTAGAGCCCCTTGCGGAACCGCTATGACATTTCTTGCTTTTGCAGCACCCTTATAAAAACCTGGAAAGTCCGAGCGTGCAAATAGTTTTGGGTCAAGCTCACCGAAGGTAAAGGTTGACTGTATTTGTCTTTGCGCCATTAGTTTCTCACCACAATGTAAGGTTGGCTCTGCATTTCTCTGTTTGGTCTATTCGACGAGCTAGTAAACATAGCATGCGCAGCCCATCTAGATTTACCCTCTTTGATAGCGTTTATCACGCTGGTGTTTTCTGTTTTAGATACGGCCAGAAAGTCAGCTAAAAGGTAAACGAAGTATGCTTTGAAAGGAGCTGGCCACAGGTTTACCGCTGGGTTGCTTGAGTAGTACTCAGCCTGCAATGTACCGTTGCTGCCTGCGTATAGCTTGTCCCCAAAGATTTCATAGTTAATGCTTGGATAGACTCTTTGCATAGATACAAAATCTGCTGGCAATTGATACTCATAGTTCCACTCGGCAAAGTCTGGAGACAGTGCGCCTATCAAAGATAGCTGCTGTGTGGTTGCTGCAAAACGCCAGCGGCCTGAGCCAACTTCTGCATCTAGCAACAAGTCGTAGCCTTTTTCTAATGCAACACCCCAGTCACCTGCTGAAGATAAGTCGGTAATCTCGTCGTTGCCCAAAAGGACTGATGCGGCGGAGAGTATTTCTATTTGAGTATTTGGCGATGCCATGTAGTTCTCCTGCAAAGATTAGGCCCCCGGAGGGGCCTAGGTAACTTAGGGCCTAGCTTAGGTCCATAGTTGAGTACCAAGTTTGAGTTTCATAAGTAGATGCATCACCGCCAGTGAAGTCAGCAGTAGCCATTGCATAGTACAGACCTTGATTTAAAGTTGTACCATCTGTAAGCGTAGTATCTACAGGAGTGAAACCAAAAGTAGTATCAGCAGTAGCTGCAATTAAAGTAGCAGCAGCTAAAGTGTTAGACGCTTTAGTACCAGCACCATTAGCAGTGTTAGCGTACTGTACGTGCATAGCACCACCATTTGCTAGAACCGTGCCTCCGTAGTCAACACCCAGAACGTTACGCATTAATACTAACTTCAAGCCTGCGCCTGGAGCTGCAACTAGTTCGAAAGAAGTAGTGTATAGCCCGATGAACTCAGCAAGAGTTAAGCTGTCTACAGCTACTTGAACTAGAGTAGTATCTAGTTTAGGTGAAGTTACAGCGTTAGCTGCGATTTGAGCTGTATCAACAGTACCGATAGCTGCAAAAGAGCTAGTGGTAACGTTAGTAGTTACAGCAGTTATAGACAACATACCGTTAGCATCACTCCCGCGATACATGATTACGTCACCAACAGCTAGTTTACCTAGAGCAGAGCTTAGAGAAACCTGTGCGTCGTTGAAGTAACCAGCAGCTGCAATTTCTGCCGCTGTGTCATCTGCGCCATTTGCGCTTGAACCGTTATAAGACCATACGTTAACGCCGAAGCCGTTACCAGATGAGCTTACTTTGGCTAAATATTTAACATTAAAAGCCATGTTTGTCTTCTCCTTAAGCTGTTTCTAAGATGCGTATTTCAACTAAACCGCGTGGATCGATAACAGAAGCGTTAGCTTTAAGCATAGCGTTAACCAACCAAGAAGTTTTAGTAGGAACCCAGTCAACATGAACATCTAAATCGATACCACAAGCGTAACCAATGGCTCTTTTGTTGAACATGTAGCAATCTCTGTCAGTTCCAGAAGCTAATGGTAAGCCACCTTCGCTCATGTCAGGGATTACGATGAACTTAACACCCATGATGCTTTGTCCATCTAGGCCGTTACCAGCGATAGCTTTTTGGTTCACATAGTCAGAGTTAGTGATTTGTTCAACGTTTAGCAATTGCTCTTCAGCGCTTGCTGAAAGTACACAGAACATTTCTTCACCAACAGCACCGTTAGCACGTAATGTGCTGAATGCTTGTCTGAATAAGCTCCAGTTGAATGCAGTAGTGTAGTCACCAACGTTGTTAGTTGCGCCAGCTTCCATAGCATCGATGTTTAACTGGTCAGCACGTCTACCGATAGACTCTGTGCAAGCTATTACTAGCTCCATTTTGTCGTCCCAGTTAACGTCTTTTTGGCTGAAGATATCAGTGTATTCAGCGGCATACCAGTCTTGTAGAGTTACAGAGATTGGGTCGTAGTCAACATTCATTGGTACAACGTCATCTTGGATAGCTTTTTGCTGAGCGATACCTTGGTTCTGTACAGGGAACTGAACAGTTCTACCAACCACATTCATTTTTGAACGTACAGCATCTTTAAGGTGGAATCCCATTGAACGGAATTGGTGGTGCAAGTCGCTGACAAAATCAGTTATGGCGACATCAGGTATATAGATACTCATAAATTCTCCATTAAAAAGTTAATAATTGCTTGTTTTTTCAGGGTAGCAACTAGGAATCTTTTTGATGGGGCTGCTAGAGTTAGCAGGTAGCCTTGGTTCCTTGTCGGGCCTATGACAAAATATTCGGGTAGCCTGCGCATAGCGGGGGCCGAAACTACATTTAATATAGCAAACGCAAAGGGTTTTTTAAATAGTGAGTGATGATACGACCATAAATTTGGAGGACTACTTTCAGCCTAGACCATACCAGTTAGACCTTTATCAAACGTTTTTCACCACAGACATCAAGCGATTCATTAGAGTGGGGCACAGAAGATACGGTAAAGATTTTGAGTGCTTTAACTTATTTTGGGTTGCGGCCCTTGTTAAACCTGGCCTTTACTTGTATTTGCTGCCAACTATAGGTCAAGCAAGGAGTGTTATCTGGGAGGGTCGAGGCAAAGATGGAGTGTCGTTGTTGGATAGGATACCGAAGAAACTGATCGCATCAGCCAACCAAACCCGCATGAGCATTACTTTAGTCAATGGCTCCATCTTGCACATCACTGGTGGTAACAATTATGAAGCCATCATTGGTACTAACCCCTTAGGTGTTGTCCTGTCAGAGTTCCAGTCAATGAATCCGATGGCTTGGGAGTTATTTTTGCGAGCTATCTTGGCCGAGAATGGTGGTTGGGCAATCTTCAATGGGACGCCTCGCGGTCATAATCACTTCTATGAGCTGGTTGAGCAAAACAAAGATAACCCAAATTGGTATGTAACCATCAAGACGGTCGAGGACACAAAGCTTGAAGATGGCTCTGCTGCCGTGCCGGCACAGATGGTTGAAGAAGAAAGGGCTGCCGGAATGCCTGAAGACCTTCTCCAGCAAGAGTTCTACTGCTCATTCGAAGCTGCCATCAGGGGCGCCTTCTTCTCCGAGCAAATGAAGAAGCTTAAAGAAGAGGGAAGGCTGGGCGTGTTCAATGTAGAGCCAAAGGCTAAGGTCTATACCGGCTGGGATTTGGGCGTTAGAGATGCTACCAGTATCTGGTTCATGCAGAACGTTGGGGGTGAGTGGCGAATCATTTATCACCTAGAAGAGTCTAACCGTAACCTTGAATACTTCATCATGAAGATAAAAGAGATTAAGCAGAGGCTAGGCTTCTTGCAATACGGCATGCACTTTGTTCCTCACGATATAGCAGTAAGAGAGTGGGGCGCAGGCAAGACAAGGATTGCTCAAGCCCGAGACCTTGGGATTATTCTAACCCCGGTTACCAACATTGGCGGCCAACAAATCAGAATCATTGAGGGTATTAGCATTGTCAGATACAACATGGCCAAGATGCGCATTCATTCACAGAACTGCAAGGATGGGGTGAGGGCATTGATGGAGTACCATGCCATGTACGATGACACTAAGAAGACTTATCTTGGGCCTAACCATAACTGGGCATCACATGCCTGCTCGGCTATGGCTACTTTGTGTGTTGGATATATGGACCAGTACGACAACAGAAGCCTTCTTAGAGTTAAAGAGTATGCTTCCTATATCCCCTGCTCTTGAGCCTCTAGGTCTTTTTGCTCACAGCAGGAAAGCTTAGCTTGATAGTCTTTCTCAGCAGCCTCCATGGTAAGCATGCAGAACTTGCAGTAGAACTCAGTTGCGGTCTTGTGTGAGCCTTTCACTAGCCACTTAGAGACCAACCATTCATGATGACCCTTCTTGCAGGCATCTTTCATTTTAATCTTCTGTTTGCCATGGGCTAAAAACGAAGCACTCATAACATCTCCTTTGCATTCAAAATGTCATAATGTTGTTGTGGATTAACTACAAAGTCCGGAACTATTCTTTCGTGGCCACTGCGTCTTTCTTGGGCGCTAGCCTTCCTAAACCAGACCACCATTGGCCTGCCGTTCACGTTAACTTCTTTAAACACACTAACACGAACGTCGTGATTGTTCATGGTGATGTCCTGGCGAAGGTGAAGGGAATCAGTATAACTATGGTACAGCTGCTCGTCAACGTCTTTGAATTCCAGTATAGTATTTAGCTTATGCCTCGGATTTTAAGGGTTTTTCTGCGAGGTTGTCCTTAAAGTCCTTGGCGTTTAACTTGCTGATTTTCTTGGTTAGCACAGCTTTAGCCTCATCAAGCCTGCCTACCGGGAACCTATCTAAGCTATCTACCTCGAAATGAGACAAGAACTGGCCCTTGTGTGTATGGCTTTGAGCTAGAAG